GGTGTCACCAACTTCAACCGTAAGTGCAACATCACCTTCATATTCTTTCACAGCACTTGTTTCTGAATGGACACCACTTAACGGTGGAGTTGGTGAACTCGCAACCGCATCCGTAACTTGGCCCATCTCAGGCGCGATCACAAAGGCAACTTCATAATATGGCAAGATTAGTCTTAACAAACGCATATGTGGTTTTTGGCACAAATGATTTGAGCGACCACATTTCAAGCATCAGCATTTCAACAAGCTATGACATAGTTGAAACCACCAGTTTTGGAAACACAGCAAAAACCCGCGTTGCCGGACTTGCTGACAATTCCGTGACTTTTGAATTTCATCAGGATTTCGCAACATCAAGCGTTGAACAAGTAATTTATCCTTTACTTGGCACCGCCGTAACTTGCACCGTCAAACCTGTAAACACAACAATTGGCGCTACAAATCCACAATACTCATTCTCAGCTCTTGTATCAGAATGGACACCACTTAACGGTGGCGTTGGCGAACTTGCCACCGCTTCAGTTACTTGGCCAATTTCAGGCGTAATCACAAAAACAACAGCATAACTAACTAAGGGGGAAAATAATGGATGGATTACAGATCAAAGTTAAAACAACAGATGGTTTCGAGGGAGTCTTTTCGCTGACTCCCCGAATCATCGTTGGTTTTGAGCAAAAGTTTGGCAAGGGATTTGCGAAACTGCTTAGCGAGGAACAAAAGCTAGAACACATTTACTATCTAGGCCACGCAGCTCTTGTTGCAAACGGCAAAGTTGTCAAGCCTTTTGGTAACGGTTTTCTTGATGAATTAGTTTCAGTTGAGATTGTCACAGACCCAAATTCCGAATCCACAGAGATAGCCTAACTTATTCGTTAGCAATGATTTCTGTGGAGTACGGCTTATCTCCAACGGCTTTACTTGATGCCCCCGATGGTGTCTTGGAAGCAATCGTTGCCTATATTAAAGAACGCAACAAAGCGCGGAGTAAATAATGGCTGAAAAAGCATTTGTTTTAATCGGTGTTAAAGATACCTTGGCGGCATTAAAGAAATTTGATGAAGATGCCGTCAAGGGCTTTAACAAAGTGCTTTCTGCTGAACTTCGCGGCGCAAGAGATGAAGCTCGAAATAAAGTTGATACAATTGGAAGTTCCCAAACAGATACACCAATGCGCGGATGGCGCAAAGTTGAACCAACAAATCCAAGCGCAACTTCTCGCGGCGGTAAAGGTTGGCCTGCTTGGGATACCGGGGCGATTAAAACAGGCATTGTTTCAACTCGCGCTCAAGGTAAAGTTCGAGCTGATTACACAACTTCAGCAGGTGCTTTGCTTAATAAATCAGCGGCAGGTGCCATCTTTGAAGTTGGCGGGCGTTCAGGTGGCAGCGGGCAATTTAGGCAAAACTTAAATTGGTTCGGCAAGGCTTCCCGCCTCATTTGGTGGTCAGTTGATAAAAACAAAGCTGAAATAAACCGAAAAGTTCAAGATGCGTATGAAGATGCAAGAAAAACACTTCAAAGGCATTTAGACACAGAGAAAGGCTAATCAATGGCAGTTGGCGCAGTAGTAGCCCGGATTATTAGCCAATACTCTGACAAAGGTTCAAAGGCAGCTCAAAGAGATATTGCAAAACTTGGTCAAACCATTGACGCTTTTGGCAAAAAATCTGCAAGAGCATTTGGATTCGCAGCAGTAGCATCAGCGGCAGCTTTGGCCAAGATTGGCAAAGATTCAATTATGGCCGCCTCTGATGTATCTCAGCAATTTGGCGCACTAGATGCAGTTTTTGGTCAAAACTCTGAACAATTAAAAGACTTCTCAAAATCAATGGTTGATTATGGTTTATCAACTGCTGATGCAGCCCGATATGCCGCTTTGCTTGGCACTCAACTCAAGGGCTTGGGCCTTCAAGAGCAAGATGCTATTGAACGGACACAAAAACTTCAAATTTTAGCCGCAGATTTAGCGGCAACTTACGGTGGAACAACTGCCGATGCAGTTGCGGCGCTTAGCTCTACATTTAAGGGCGAATACAACCCAATTGAGCGTTACGGTGTTGCAATTCGCAAGTCTGACATTACTGCCCGCGTTGCCGCAAAGGGTTTGGGCAAACTAACAGGTGATTTACTCAAAGCCGCTGAAGCGCAAGAGGCATATGAGCTTATTATTACCAAAACAAGTGCTGCCCAAGGTCAATCCCGCCGTGAATATGACACATTAGCAGCACAACTTCAGCGAGTAGATGCAACTTTCATTAACTTAAAAGCAAGTTTAGGCATCGCCTTACTGCCAGTTATGGAAAATTTTGCTTCTTTACTGATAACAAAAGTTTTGCCAAAAGTTGAAGAATTCGTTGATGCCAATAAAGATCAATTAGCGGCATCATTTGCCGTTGCCGCAGAGTTCGCAGTTAAATTGCTTGAAGTATTGATTGCCTTTGGTGATTGGGTTGCGAACAACACAGGTAAAGTAAAGATATTGGCTGGCATCATTGCGACTATGTTCGCGATTAGTGGAATTGCAAAGTTTATTTTGATGATTGAAGCAATTGCGGCAGCAATGGCAATTTTGCGAGCAACTGCAATCGGAGCTGCGATTGCAACCGCATTTGCAACAGGTGGAGTCAGCATTGCAACAGCCGCCACCGCACTTGCGGCAGTTGGCGCAACAGCCTTAGTCACAAAAAATCTATTTAGTATGATGAATAGTGAAATTGATATATCATCAGATAAACTAAAAAACCTTACAAAACAACAAATTGCTGCCGCAATGCTCGGAGATGAATTAGCTAAAGCAGCCGCAGCTCGCGCTGCCGCTACCGCTACGGCTGGTGCCTTGGCTGCTGCTGCCGAAAAGAAAAGAGCTGCTGCTGCCGCTGCCGCTGCCGCCGCTGCCGCCAAAAAAGCCGCCGCTGCTGCCAAGAAATCTGCTGCTGAAGCAGCAGCCGCAGCCGCTAAAAAAGCAGCAAGCCTCAAGGCGATTGCTGCTCTTACTAAGTTGGGCGCAAAGCCAACTGCTGAAAATGACCCAATCCAACTTGAAGCGGCTCGCCTCAATCTAGTCAAGCAAGGCGCTATTGCCGAACAAGCAAGACTTGCTGCGATGATTGCCGCCCGTCAAAAAGAAATTGATATGAATAACGCCGCAAGTGAAGCGGCGCAGCGTTACAATGACATTTTGACAGCACTTGCTGACACCAAGATCACGCCTGCTGAATTTGAAGTTCTTGCCGCTAAGTGGGGAATTACCACAAACGCCGCGCAACTTTATGTTCAAACAATTATTTCAGTTCGTGACAATCAGGTCAGCGCCTCTGAAGTTGCTAAGTTAGCTGAAACTTGGGGCATTACTTATCAAGAGGCAGCAAAGTACCTTGATTTCTTTGCCGCGCTAAATGATGGCACACTATCCGATGCCGAAATTGGCAAGTTGCAGGAAAAATGGGGTTTAACTGAAAAGCAAGTCACACAGTATTCAGATGCTTTTGCTGCCGCCGATGATGGCAAAATTGATTTAAGCGAAGTTACGGCCCTTGGCGACAAATGGGGATTGACTAAAACTGAAACTGAAAAATATCTTGCCCTTATTCTTGAGGAATTTGGTTACAATCCAAGCCTTCTTGCCGCACCTGTTGAATCCGAAACTGCTTGGGTTGCCGCTTACGGTAGCGTTGAAGCCTACAAAGAAATTTCCGAAGGCACCTTTACTTATGACCCAAGCATCACAAATGGTTCAGATGCCGCCGCCGTTGGTTGGATTTCAGCATCAGCAGCTTTATCTGCTTATGCAGCAGCAGCAGCCAATGCCAATTCAGTAGTTATCACACCGCCTGTAATTCCACCCGTAATTCCACCTGAAATCCCAAAAATTCTGCCACCTGGCTTTGGTGGTGGCGGGGAACCTGTATATGTGCCACCAAGAGGCCACATTCTTGAAATGGCAACAGGCGGCGTTGTAACTTCAGCAACACTTGCAATCATTGGTGAGGCTGGCCCTGAGGCAGTAATTCCACTTTCACAAATGGGTTCAATGGGCGGTCAAAACATCACCATAAATGTTGGCGGCAGCGTTATCAGCGAAGGCGATTTGGTAGCCATAATTAGAAATCAACTTCTTGCCTTGCAGCAATCAGGTTCAACAATTACTAGAACCAATTTGAGCATCTAATGCCAGGCACTCCAAATTTAGGCGTTTCAATTGACTTCGCAAGTGGCCCTTCATTTGGTAACCCACTAATTTTAGATGACATTTCAACACCTCTTGGAATCGGCGTTTTAGCCGATACCCCATCAGATGTTGTTGATATATCTGACATCACGCTTCAGGTTTCAGTTCGGCGTGGTCGAAACCGTATCTTGGACAAGTTTGAAGCGGGAACCGCAACAGTTGTTCTTGAAGATAGCACGGGCGCTTACAATCCTTCCAACCCCGCATCTCCCTATTACGGCAAGTTAGTTCCATTGCGTAAAATCCGCATTTGGGGCGAGTATGAGGGCGTTCAGTACCCACTTTTTGCGGGTTACATTCAAAGCTATGACACAAATTTCAAAGTAGGTTTAAGCGAAACTTCAAGTGTCACCCTAAAATGCGTTGATGGATTTCGATTCTTCAACGGTGTCAGCGTTACCACCTTGGCGGGCGCATCGGCGGGGCAATTGTCGGGTTCACGCATTACCAACTTTCTTGATTTAGTTGATTGG